CACTTGCGTACTTTTTCTATGTTCACCCTTTTTCTGGTGTAGCCTAGAAACCAAGAAAACAAAGGGAGAAACCTACTTTGCCCAACCCAGCCAAGCCACTTGAGCAGAAGCGACTGCTCGGAAACCCAGGACACCAGACTTTGCCGAAGGAAGGCGAGCTTGCTGCCATTCCGCCAGCCAAGCGCCAACCCGTAAGACCACTCGGTCTGCACGGCGGTCAGCTCTGGGATGATGTCTTCAAATACGGCGTGCCTTGGATTGGTGCGGTAGATGTCCACTTGCTTCAGATGACCTGCGAACAGCTAGATCGCCGAGATGTCATTGAGAGCCGTTTGGTCGAGGAATACGACTGGCACTTGCTAAAACAGCTAAATGACATAGAAGCCCTAATTGCCAGCAACTTAGGCAAACTCGGTTTCTCACCCGAAGCCCGTACCAGACTCGGTTTGGCAGAAGTCAAGCGAGAAAGCAAGCTAGAAGAACTATTTGCTAGAAGGGCAAAGCGTGAGCTTGAAAAGGGCAGTAAGTGATTACTGTGGTGACTGGTCCACCCTGCGGTGGCAAAACTACCTATGTTAGAGAAAACGCTAATAGTGGCGATGTTGTTATAGACATGGACAGGCTGGCTCTTGCCTTGACTACGGAAGATGTCGAGGACTACGACTACTCTGACTCGGTTCGCTCAGTAGCCATAGCTGCTCGAAAGGCAGCAGTAAAACAGGCAATCATTGTGGGTCAGGGTCAAAGGAATGGAACTTGGATTATCCACACTGACCCGAATGTAGATGACAGATACGCCTATCGTGTAGCTGGAGCTAAGTTTGTTGAATGTTCGCCAGGCTTACAGGTTTGCCTAGAGAGAGCTAAGCACAGACCGCTCAAGAACCAGAAGAAGATTGACAAGGGAATCAGGGACTACTATGCCATCCGTTAGTAACTGGCCCCCTGCCTGGCTTACCCCTATTCCTGATGAGATGCTTCGGTTAGGCGAGGGAGAAGATGTAATTGACTTTGCCGAGGCGTTTGGAATTATTACAAAAGATTCCATAGCAGGCAAAGCAGGGTCCCCGATGGACCTGCGTGATTGGCAAGAAGAACTACTACGCAATCTGTTTGCTCACGATGACAAAGGCTTGAGGAATCGGCTTAGTTATGTCGGGGTTCCAAGGAAAAATGGCAAAAGTTCGCTAATGTCGGTTGTTGCTGCCTACGGTCTTGTCGGCTCTGCTATACGAGGCGCTGAGGTTTACTCTTGCGCTGCCGACAAGGATCAGGCTCGGTTAGTATTTGCCGATACCAAGAAGCTCATTGAGCAAAGCGAGCTTTCAGAGATGTGCAAGCTATACCGAGATGCTATTGAGGTTCCAGAGACAGGTTCAGTTTATCGCGTGCTTTCAGCCGAAGCTTATTCCAAAGAAGGCCTTTCACCGACAATGGTTATCTTTGACGAGTTGCACGCTCAGCCAAACCGAGAGCTATTTGATGTTATGTCTCTGGCTCAGGGTGCGCGAGGAAACCTAGCAACCCTAATTGCCATCACAACCGCTGGAGTCAAGTCAGATAGTTCAGGACAAGATTCAATCGCCTATTCGCTGTATCAGTATGGGCAGAAGGTAGCAAGAGGCGAAATAGATGACCCAACTTTCTTTATGGCTTGGTGGGAAGCCCCACAAGAGTTTGACCACACCGACCCGAAGACTTGGGAACTAGCTAATCCTGGCTTTGATGACATCTGCGCCAAAAGCGACTTTGAGTCAGCCGTGCTTAGAACACCAGAGTCTGAGTTCAGACGCAAGCGCATAAACAACTGGGTTTCCAGCAAGGATGCCTGGTTGCCAGCAGGATCGTGGGACCAGTTGGCTGTTCCAAGCGATTACACCGAGGATGACGAGTTTATCATTGGCTTTGACGGTTCCTGGTCAAATGACTCAACCGCTGTGGTCGGAGTTCGATTGCCAAGGCACGAAGACGATAAGCCTCACCTCTTTATGATTCAGACTTGGGAGAAGCAACCCGAAGATGACGCAAGCTGGCGAGTGCCAACGCTTGAAGTTGAGGATGTCATCATTCAGTTCTGCACTAAGTACAGGAATGTCCGAGAAGTAGTCTTTGACCCGCCAAGGTGGACTAAGACGATGGTGATGCTTGAGGAGATGGGCTTTCCAGTAGTCGGCTTTCCTACTTTCTCTGCTGCACGCATTGTTCCTGCCTGCCAAATCTTTTACGATGCTGTGACCGAGCAAACCATTACGCATGACGGCAATCCTGTGCTTACTAGGCATTTAGACAACGCTGTGGTCAAATCTGACAGATACGGCAGAAGAATTACAAAAGAGTCAGCAGGAAGCCCAAGAAAGATTGACGCGGCGATTGCTGCCGTTATCGCCCTAGACAGGTGCATAAACAGCACTAAACTAGAAGATGAACTATCTCCGCAATTCTTCATTTAGGTTGGTAATGACAGCGACAATTCTGCAAGCACTAGGGATCTTGACGATTAGCGCAGGTGCGGGTTTACTTTTTCCACCAGCAGGTGTGATTCTTTTAGGTATCGGCTTACTTGCTTTTGGCATAGCCGTTGAGCGAGGTAAGTAATGCTAAATAATCTTTTTGAGAACAGGTCAGTAAGCTTTCAGTCAATCTGGGGTTCAGGTGAAGTCTGGCAGCTAGACACATCTGCTGGTCAGATGATGAACACTCAGAAGTCGCTAGAAATCTCTGCGTTCTTCTCAGCAGTCAGTCTTATCTCTGACACAATCTCAACTTTGCCTATCGAGGCGCATGTTCACTCAGGACTCAACAGAATCCCGCTTGACCCAGCACCAGCTTGGGTAAATCAGCCAGATGTAGACATGACTCGTCAAGGACACTATCAGCAGGTTCTTATTTCTCTCTTGATGCACGGCAACTCGTACACACGCATCTTCCGCGACAACAGAGGTGAAGTTGTAAACCTAATGGCGCTTGACCCAGAAAGAATGAAGGTCACTCGGTCAGCAGTTGGTCGCAAGCTTTACGAATACGAAGATGACAAGAACCTAATGACTGCCGACCAGATTATTCACATCACAGACTTAGTTCTGCCAGGCAAGCTTGTCGGAACAAGTCGTGTGGAGAAACTTCGTGAAGCACTAGGACTAAACCTTGCTCTACAGCAATACGCTGCAAGATTCTTCGGTGCAGGTGCATCAGCTCAGGGTGTTATCGAGTTTCCTGGCAACCTAACACCAGAACAAGCAAAGCAGCTTGCTGATGGCTTCGACTCGCGCCACAAGAACAACTCACGCAGAGCGCACCGCACTGGTGTTCTTTCTGCTGGAGCTAAGTTTGTCTCAACTCAGGTAGATCCTGAAAAGTCACAGGCACTTGATTCACGCAAGTTCGGTGTAGAAGAAATCGCTCGTATCTTCAACATCCCGCTACACATGCTCGGTGTTCCAGACACAGCAAGCTACGCTTCGGTTGAGCAAAACGCAATTCAGTTCGTGACTCACACGCTTCGCCCATTTGCCGAAAAGATTGAGTGGGCTTACTCACGCCTACTGCCACCTAACGCTTACATCAAGTTCAACTTCGGTGCTTTGCTTCGTGGAGACCTAGAGTCACGCTTCAACGCTTATTCGGTTGCAAGCCAAGCTGGATTCTTGTCTATCAACGACATTCACGCTCTTGAGGACATGCAGCCTGTTGAAGACGGTGAAATCTACCGCGTTCCACTAGCGAACATAAACCTACCTGACGCAAAGCTTGTTGGCGAGCAGATGATGTACGACATTGTTTCCAAGCTTGTACAAGCTGGATACCAGCCAGATGACATTCTTGCCACATTCAACTTGCCAGCTATTCCTCACTCTGGAGTACCTAGCGTTCAGTTGCAACCTGTTTCTCAGATTGACCCGACTGCCCCTAAGACCGTATACGAGGAATAAATGATAAACCCAGGCATCTACAACATCAAGGCTTATCAGGGTGCGACTTACGACCTAAACCTAACTTGGGCAATCGGCGGAACAGCGGTAAACCTAACTAGCTACACTGCTGCCATGCAAGTAAGAGAAAACCCTAGCGCAACCGCAACAGTGCTTAGCATGACTAACGGAAGTGGCATCACACTTGGCGGTACTGCTGGCACAATCGCCGTTGCCGTTTCAGCTTCAACAATGGGATCTGCCACACCTGGCAACTATGTCTATGACCTAGAACTCAACTCAGGTGGTCAGGTGACTCGACTTATTCAAGGCTCATTTGCTATTGAAGCTGAGGTCACTAAGTAATGTCCCAAGTCACCCTTGAGATAACAGAGACAACTACAACACTTGAAGTAAACCAAACTTCAACTGATGTAAATGTCACTGAAACATACACCACGCTGTCTTTAGGCAACGCTGGTCCTCAAGGTATTCAGGGAGTTGTCGGTCCAGCCAACACACTTTCGGTTGGAACTGTAAGCAAGTCAAGTGATGACACCGCTGTTGTCACAATTACTGGAACTTCGCCAGCTCAAACTGTGAACTTTACTTTGCCGCGAGGACTACAAGGTATTCAAGGAATACAAGGAACAACTGGAGCCACAGGCGCTACTGGAGCAACTGGACCTACTGGACCCCAAGGGGAAAAGGGTGACAAAGGTGACAAGGGTGACACAGGTTCAACAGGAGCTACAGGAGCCACAGGTCCAACAGGTTTACAGGGTGCAACAGGACCCAAGGGCGATACAGGTGATACTGGTCCGACAGGCGCTACTGGACCGCAAGGTGAAACAGGTTCGCAGGGTCCTAAAGGAGATACAGGCAACCAAGGACCGACTGGTGCGACTGGTTCAACTGGCGCACAAGGTATTCAGGGCGAAACAGGTCCAACGGGACCAACAGGACCGCAGGGAGAAACTGGAGCTACAGGTGCGACAGGGGCTACAGGCTCACAAGGACCAACTGGTGCTACAGGACCAACAGGACCAACAGGCGTAATTGCTGCAACATCACCAGTTGCATACAACGCTGAAACGCAGACAGTCTCACTATCTGCTACGACCATCACAGTAAACGGCACAGCAGTTGCACTCGGTGGGACTGTTACTGTCAATGCGAGGCTTGCGTAATGATTCTTACAAACCTAATTACTCTAACTGCTACACCGCAACAGGTGGTCGGACCTGCTATTCAGAGACAAATTGTTCATTTACACAATCAAAACAAATCTTCAAACAATTACATACACTTTGGCAACCAAACAGTTAGCACAACGAATAGCCCTCATTTAGATCCAGGCGAATCAAAAATACTAACCCTTGAACCGCACGACACCCTTTGGGCTGTTTCTGACCCAAGTGGTCTTGAGCTTGGTGTCCTAATAGTTAGGCAGAGCCAGTAATGCCGTATTACATCACAGACAAGTCAAGTGACTGCTCAGGCTGGGCAGTTGTGAAAGAAGATGGCGAAGTCCTAGGTTGTCACGGCTCAAAGCAGTCTGCTATTGACCAAGCTGTTGCTGTGAGCCTTGCAGAAGACACAGAGTTCGGTGGAGAACGAGCTGCGGTTGGACTTCTTGCTTCTGGTGATTGGGTTTCATGGGAGCCAAACGATTCTAAGGTTCTTGCTCAGGTAGTTGTTGTTGAGGATCAGTACGCTGTCGTTCGCATCTTTGAATACGAGTATGGAGTATTCAGTCCGACTGACAAGCTGATGGTCATAAATGTTTTTAGCATTGAGAAGATTCAGAGACCAGAGCGTATTGCAGTAGAAGAAGCTGAACTGGATTCGGTTGCAGACATGGGCGATGAGGCTATGCCTGACGAGGAATTTATGACTCGTGCCAGACCAGATGAACTAGAAGTCGGTGACTTTGTTTCTTGGCGTGCATCAGGCGGTAGAGCCAGAGGCAAGATTACAAGGATTGTCCGTGACGGAGACCTGAGCGCTCCAAAGAAGGACTTTATTATTACTGGGACACCAGATGACCCAGCAGCTCTAATACAGATTTACGAGCGTTCTGACGAGGGCTGGAGAGACACCCCAGTTCTTGTTGTACATAGATTCACAACTCTTACAAAGATTGACGAGCTTCGGTCAGAGCAAAGAGACCTACCCGACAACTACCGACCAGCTTTGGCAGAAGATGTCCCAGAAGGTCGTGCCTGCGGAAACTGCTTCTTCTTCAATGAGGAAAGACAGAACGAAGACGGCACTAAAGCATGGTGCGAGAAGTGGGAAGACTTTGTAGATGGTGGCTACTACTGCAATGGCTGGCAGGCAGACGAGGAAGCTCGCGCCATAAACCAGAAGGCTCCTGCCTACATGAGAGCTGCTGCTCGCCGCGGGCTAGAGCTTTATGAAGAAGGATTCGGTGGAGCAGGACTCACACAGAAGACAATCCGTGAAGCTCGCCTTATGGCACAAGGTCAGGTATCAGATGACAAGTGGGTACGCATTGGCGCATGGATAGCACGACACATGCCAGACCTTGATGCACCGAAGAACTCCAACAGGAATGACCCTGAGTATCCAGGACCAGGATTGGTAGCTCATTTGCTTTGGGGATCAGGACCAACCAAGAGAGCTGCTGAGCGTGCGATGAGCTACGCTAACGGTGTTGTTGCTAGGATTGAAGCAGAGGAAAGAACTATGACTGACACTACTGAGAAGCTAAACCGCTGGGCGGATGTAGCTCGCGCAATCCAGAAAAAGATTGACGGGGAAACAAACTCCAAGGACCCAGAAATCCGCACCACCAACACAGAGTTTGAGATTCGGTCAGAAGAAGACGGCATGACCTTTACTGGGTATGCATCTGTGTTCAACAGCTCCTCAGAAGACCTAGGTGGTTTCCGCGAGTTTGTTGCTCCTGGAGCTTTCAAGCGCTCGCTACAGTCTCGCAACGAAATCAAGCTTCTCTGGAACCACGACACCAACGAGCCTCTTGCTTCGGTTCGCGGTGGAAGCCTAGAGCTTACCGAAGACCGATACGGGCTAAAGGTAAAAGCCAGACTTCCTAAGACAACTCGTGGGCGCGATGTTGCAGAGCTTCTACGCTCAAAGGTTATTGACTCAATGTCATTCGGCTTCAATGTCATCAAAGACGCTTGGTCGGAGAATGGTTCGGTTAGAACTTTAGAGTCGGTCAGATTGCACGAAGTAAGCATTGTGACCTTCCCAGCCTATTCAGCTACCACTGCTACTGTTAGATCTATGCAACCTACTATTGACCCAGACGAACTTGCTAATGCACTTCTAAAGCTAGAGTCAGGTGAGGACTTGGATGAGAAGTCGGCCTCTTTGATTACAGATGTCGTTGGCAAGCTAAGACAGCAGCCTGAAGCTGAGGTCGGCGCTGAAGATAACGGTCTTGCCCTGCTAGACCTAAAGAAGAAACAACTTGACCTGCTATTGAAAAGGATCTAAATGGCTACCAAACAAGAAATCAAAGAAGCTATCCTAAAGTCGGCTGGCAATCCATCAGTAGGCGTTATCGCTGAGATGGCAGACCAGTTTGCTCAGGCCGTACTTGACCTAGAAGAAAAGTCTTCGACACCTGCTAAAGAAGTCAGGGTTGTCGAACCTAAAGAAATCAGGTAAACTGGTTTCCTGCCCTCACCGAGTATTCCCTTCCTCGGTGGGGGCCTTTTCTTTTACCGTGTTTTTTTCGCCTAATAGACTTGTAAGTATCAGTTGAGTGTTAGCACCGCTGTATCTGTTGAGTGTTAGCACCGCAGGAATCCCTATAAAAAACTATTTGAGGAGACTACATGTCTGAATTTGTAAAGTCTCAGGTAGAAGTTCGCAACAACTTGATTGCTCAGGCACGCGAGGTCCTAGACCTAGCTACCGCCGAGAGCCGCGGACTATCTTCTGAGGAAAGCGAAAAGATTGCTCGCATTGAGGCTGACATTGACCAGCGCGATGCAGCGATTGACACCGCACGCAAGCTAACCGAGCGCGAGAACCGTGCTTACGAAGCTGCTGCAA